GATGTGGAAATAAGTTTAATTGCCGAAGAATTTACTGGTGCTGATGGCTTAGATGTAGTGGATTTTGCTAGAGCAATACAAGAAAGGCACGGGATTAAATAATGCTACCTAATTGCGAACTTGTTAACGTCTTTGGTACACAGTACCTAGTATTCAAGGGTAACGACCTTATTTCAAACGCACTCAAGCAAGGCGGTTACGAGATCGAGGTCTTCGCCATAGCCCAACAGATACTTCAGAAACACAAAGACGGTGTGGTGTTGGACATCGGTGCTAACTTAGGTAGCTTTACGTTACCCCTAGCCAAGGCCAATCCACACCTGACTTTCCATGCCTTTGAACCACAACGGATTATTTACTACCAGCTATGCGGTAATACGTTGATTAATGGACTAGACAATACACACTGCCACAACTTTGGGTTATCCAATCAGCGAGATCGGTTTGATATTGAACTACCTGACTATGCAGCAGAGATGAATATCGGGGCATTTAGCATTGACCCACAAGTGCGTGAAACCGAATACGAATGCCCAACCAAAGGCGCAACAGAAACCATAGTTGTATTTCCACTAGACGACGGGCAACATAAGAATGTACGGTTAATGAAGATTGACGTAGAGGGGCACGAGTTAGAAGTAATTAAGGGGGCATATAAGACCCTAAAGGAAAACAACTACCCACCAATTATCTTTGAAGCATGGGACTGGAAACCTTGGTATGCAAATCGCCGTGAAGAGTTGTTTGATTACCTAAAAGATCTTGGCTACGAAATCACCGAAGGTAAAAACAGTAACAATCTTGCCCAACATCCCAAGCACGGAGAGATGATTAAATGATTGAACCGATTCCGTTTGTAGGTAATGTCGACATTGAGGACACCCAAATGTCTAAAACCGAGATTGAAACCATGCTAAAAGATATGCTTGGCGACGACCCACAAAGCGACATAAAATACGTAGTATTGGCTGATGGTTCAGTCTATTTTTTCCGCAAAGAAGGAGATCGCTATGCCATATGTGAACAAACCCCGCCCTTACAAGAAGGAATATGAACAGTATGATGGTACGCCGGCGGTTAAGAAGAAACGGGCGCAACGTAACAAGGCTCGTCGAATTATGGAGCAGGCTGGGCTTGTCCACAAAGGCGATGGCAAAGATGTTGACCACAAAGTCCCTTTATCTAAAGGCGGAAAAACGGTACGCAGCAATCTTGCGGTTAAAACTGCAAAGAGTAATCGCTCGTATGCAAGAAACGCAGATCACTCGATAAAAACTAAACATGGAAATAGTAAATAACAAAGCAATAGTAGTAACTACAAGAAGACCCCATCTTGTAACAGAGTGCATCCCTAAAAGCGAAGTCATTGAAACCAACGGCGACCTACACAAAGTTGCCGTTCGGTGGGGTTTAGAAGAAGCGCAAGCGCTGACAAAACTTAAGATTAAAAATGTACCGTCTCCCATACAGCGAGACTACAAGTGGCCCGGGCTCTATAAACCCATGGATCACCAAAAAGAAACGGCTAACTTTTTAACCCTTAACAAGCGTGCATTTTGCTTTAACGAGCAAGGTACTGGTAAGACCGCCTCGGCTATATGGGCTGCCGACTATCTCATGGAAACAAAGCGTGTGTTCCGTGCTCTTATTATTTGCCCCCTATCCATCATGCAATCTGCATGGCAGGCTGATCTATTTAAATTTGCGATGCACCGCAAAGTAGCCGTGGCTTACGGCGACCGAGACAAGAGAAAAGCAATTATTGAAAGTGAAGCACAGTTTGTAATCATTAACTACGATGGCGTTGATATCGTCGCCGACGATATTGCAAAACAGAATTTTGATTTAATCATCGTTGACGAAGCTAATGCTTACAAGACTATTACCACTAAGCGTTGGAAGACCCTCAATCGTATCCTGACCCCTCGTACATGGTTATGGATGATGACTGGTACACCAGCAGCACAAAGCCCAACGGACGCATTTGGACTAGCAAAGATGGCAGTGCCCGACAATGTGCCTAGATTCTTTAGCGCTTTCCGTGACCAGACCATGGTACAAATTACCAAGTTCAAATGGCTACCCAAGCCTGACTCAGAAAGAACTGTATTTGATGCACTGCAACCAGCAATCCGCTTCAGGAAAGAAGATTGCCTAGACCTACCGGAGGTTACATATGTTTCTAGGGACGCCCCCCTTACTGCGCAACAGGCGAAATACTACAAAACGCTCAGAGACGAATACCTTATGGCGGCGGATGGCGAAGAAGTTAGCGCCGTTAATGCTGCGGTTAAGATCAATAAGCTCCTACAAATATCAGGGGGTGCCGTTTATTCTGATACTGGCGCTGTTGTTGAATTCGACGTTAGTAATCGCCTACGTGTTATTGAAGAAGTAATTGATGAAGCAAGTCACAAGGTCCTTGTGTTTGTTCCGTTCACGCATACAATAGAACTGCTCAGAGAACATTTGAGAGGGGCAGGTATTACCTGTGAAGTTATTAACGGACAGGTTCCCGTGAACAAGCGTACCGACATATTTAAACGCTTTCAAGAGCAAGCCGACCCAAGAGTGCTTCTCATACAACCTCAAGCTGCTGCACACGGAGTCACACTAACTGCTGCCGATACTATTATTTGGTATGCACCAGTGACATCTATTGAGACTTACTTGCAAGCTAATGCACGTATCAATCGCCAAGGGCAAAAGAATGCGATGACTATTGTGCATATTAAGGGAAGTCCCGTAGAGACTCGGCTGTACAATATGTTGCAAAATAAGTTGGATGTACATACAAAAATAATTGATCTGTACCGACAAGAAGTTGACGATAAACAGTTGACAGAGTAAAGTTGTAGTTGTAGTATTAAACAACGGGCATAGACCCGATATTTAACAAGGAAAACGAAGATGAATGATGCCGAAGCGGTAGTACAACCCGTCGCCGATATGGACAAACTGGTCAAGATCTATATCAAAATACGTGACACCCGTGACCAATTACGTCGTGAACTAGAAGAAAAAGAGGCTGATCTTAACGAGCAGTTATCTTTGATCGAACAAGAAATACTCGAACTCTGCAAAAAGACAAACGTCGACAGTATCAAAACCAAACATGGTACTGCGATGCGTAGCGTCAAGAGCAGATTTTGGACAAACGATTGGGAAAAGTTTTATGAGTTCTTGCATGAGCATAAAGCCCCTGATCTGCTGGAGAAAAGAATTCATCAATCCAATATGAAGCAGTTTTTGGAAGAGAATCCGGACTTGCATCCCGCCGGTTTAAATGTGGATCGCACATACGCTATTACTGTAAGGAGAAGCAAATGAGTAACGTCGCCTTGTTTAACAACCAACTGCCTGACTATCTTAAGGAAGTCGAGCTTGATGATGTAACCAAAGCCCTAGCGGGTGGTGGATCGCAAGTCAAGCGTATTGCGCTTGGCAATAATAAGTTCGTGCTTAAAGTTGACGGCACCGAAGTATCAAAGACTAATACCGACAAGCTAGAAGTTGTTATTGTTAACGCTTCCAAGAATATCTCAAGGACATTTTATGCAAAGGCATGGGATCCCAAAGCCGATGCTGCGCCGCCTGATTGCTGGTCTAACGATGGTGAGAAACCCGACCCATCTATTAAGTCACCACAAGCATCAGCATGTGCTAACTGCCCTCAAGATATTAACGGGTCAGGTCAGGGTAATACCAAAGCATGCCGTAAGAACCGTCGTATTGCAGTAGCGTTGGCGGCTGATTTAGATGGCGACGTCTATCAAATGACCTTGCAATCCAAGTCTATTTTCTATGACATGAAAGACCCTGGTGATTTAGACCACATGCCATTTAACCAATACGCTAAATACGTCGGCTCACAAGGCTACAACTTAAATAGCTTGGTTACTGAGATGCGGTTTGATGAAGACTCAACAGTTGGTAAGTTATTCTTTAGACCGGTGCGATTCTTAGAGCGCCATGAATGGGAGCAAGCCAAGAAACTTGGTGAAACTCAAGCTGCTAAGAGCGCAGTTACTATGACAATTGCACAAGCGGACGGTATTAAACCTAAGCTAGCTGCACCAACAGCAAAGGCAGAGGTAGC